GACTTGCATTATCTACAATTTCAACGTTTTTAGGGTGTATTCCCATACTGTTTAAGAAATTCAAATCATCAATAGTCATCTTAATAGTGCGACCTTGACTCTCAGAAATCATAATAGCTTTTTTAATATCTGGTAAAGCTAATGCACGTTCATAATCGTTTTTGAAGTTGAAAGCAATGTCGCCCCCTTCGTATTCAATACCGATTGTCTTGAACCCGCCTTCTTTAGCAGCCCACTCGTCAAGAGCTTTATTCATTTCTTGAACTTTCTTCTCAGCACTTCCAAGCCCTTTAATGTAAGTCTCTTTAGCTTGGTCAATTATTCCCATTTGTTTCAGCGCCGCCAATTTTGCCGCCGCTGTTGTGTCGTTGAAAGCCTCTTGTAAAATTTGCTGTGCTTCCTTACTTTCCGTAGCTGCTTCGGTTGCTGTTTTACCTACTTTTTTATAAGCTTCTTCTAGTTGGTCTAATTCTGATTTAGTAAGTACTCTGTTTTCTCTAGCAGCACTTGACAAAATATCGTTAATTGTGTCTTGTGCTTGTTTTGTTTCGTTAATAATAGAGTCGTAATGTTTGCTTATGTTTTCTTTTTCACGACTATATAATTCTTCATTAATTAAGTTGTTGGCTTTCTTTTGTTCCAACGCTGACATCTCAGCCGCTTTACGTTGTTCTAAACTTTGAACAGTTGCAGCAGTCACATCACTTACACTCTTAATCTGTGCAAGGGCGTAATCAGCCGTGATTCTGCTACCTTCTAAATACTTACTATTTAAACTCGCTAACGAGTTCCCTACTAAGTTAGCTGCTACTTGGACACTGCTTGAAATTTGGTTAACGTCCTCGTCTGACAAACTTAATGCTTCTTTTAGTTGTT